TTAGGAAACATTAGCATAGTTAGAAAAAAGCGACAGGGGAGAAATCTCCCTTGTCGCTTTATGTCGGGATGAGGCGATTTGAAAACATGCCTGAAACGCCCTGTTTTCGGGGGTTTTAGACACAGTTTTCGGGGGTTTTTGATAGGTTACTGTCCGAAAACTGTCCGACTTTTCACGAAAAAAAATAAAAAATAAGTCATTGATTACCATTGTCTTGCGCTAATTTAATCAAGCGGTCAATTTGCTGATCTTTTATTTTTAACTGCTGCTTCATGTTCTCGGACAGTCGGTCAATCTCCTTCTTCTGATGGTCTATTATCTGCTTCTGAGCTTCGATAATATTCTGCAGAGCCTGTGTATCATTGGTGATGTTCACATTACCAATCTGATTGTTGTTCCCTCGAACAACCTGTCCTCCGTTATAAGGTCTCCTCATCAATTCGTCAAGTGGGCATCCTATAACGTCAGCTATCGTGATGGCCATATCAACATACATTTTCTTTAAGGTGTCAAGATATGCAAGACTCCTCGTCGGGGCAGTAGGCCACAACGTATCCCTGATGATCTTCTTGTCCACACCATAGCGCAGTGCCAGTTCTATCACCCATTCTTTAGTAACTCGTCTCATACTAATTCTGTTTAATTTCAGCCGAAATATGATTTAGAATCCGTCTAAATAAGCATAATTATGATGCTTTTTCGACAGAATTATGATGTTTTTTGAAATTTATTTCGTAATTTTGCCCACAAATTTAATGATAAAATTTAAAATAAACAAGGAAATGAGCGAAAATCTGACAGCAGTACAACTGCAAGAGTACTACCGTAACAAGCTGGATAAGAAGGAGAAATCCCGCCTGCTGAAGTATCTCATGATCCAGTTTGATTATAGCTATGCCAGCATCCAGGCAAAGATGTCTGGTCTCCTCTCAATGAATAAGCGTGACGAGATTCTGATTGGTGAAGTTGTAAAGGAAGAGAAATGGAAGCAATAGAATTCTTTGTGCTCAACGGATTGACTTACTGGTGTGTGAATGGTAAAACCAGACAGCTCACGACTAATGATCGTGATGCAGTCTTATATCTGTTTGAGAAAATTGCAAGTACGTTTCCTCTCGCCATGGAACGACTCGAGGAACTGTACAAAGATTCAAAACCTAACAGAAGGTACTTCGAATTCAGGGTGGTTGACAGATTCATTAGATGTAACTTCGGCGAGGCCGACTTTATGCATCCTGATGTCGAGAAGGATATATTCACCTTGGAAGAGGTCAAATGTCCTCTCCGCAATATCTGTGAGCATGAGGGCGTCATCTGTAAGCCAGATGCGGTCATGGGTATCAAAGGCGAGGAGAGGAAAGTCGCCATACTATATGCAAAAGGATATCTGCCCAAGGAGATAGCTGCAGAGCTCGGAAAGTCGGAGCTGACATGCAAGACGCAGCTGCACAGGATCTGCAAGAAACTGAAGCTACCACACCCAAGATGGATTATCAGGCTTTTCAATAGCTATAGTTTATAATTGCTCAAATAACAATATTGTTCAGCGGAACAAGGATATCGTACAATTACTTTAGTATGTGTATCTTCATATAATCAAGATTATTAGTTGAACATTTACCTGCCTGCAGGGATGCACGCAGGTTTTTCAAACGATTTACCAACTAAAAAAATATATGATATGAAAACAAAAGATTTTGAAATGGCTATCGATGCGCTCTGCTGCAATATCGATATCGAAGAGATGAAGATCAGAAACCACAGCGTCTATCTGGTCAAAGGTCACACTGAGTCTGACTTCTTCTTCTGGGATGAGCTTGGTCGAGCCTTTAGGGCTCCTTCTGACAAGGACGGCAGAAGCATCGTTCTTGCCATCGACAATGTGTTTGAGTCGAAGTACGTTCACCTGCTGGTTCGTGACCCTCAATTTGACCTCGTATGGAAACTATAAAGATAGATGTCATGCTGCAGAATGGAAAGAAATTCTACAGAACATTGAAGTATCAATACAATCCGCTATTCCATATCAATCTGGATGCAGTGATTGACTGGGTGTATGAGAAGCTACCATCACTGGAGAAAAGGGAAGATGTGAAACTCATATTATACTAATGTGAAAAAAGAATTGACTAAAGGTGTAGATTGTGTTATAAGAATCTTGCCTGAGGGAATCAGTATTAGGGACTTTATAGATGTAAATGAAGATATGATCGGAGATTTTGATTATGCAGAGCTGGAAACCTGTTGCCCATATCCGGAAAGAGAATGGTGTGAGGGCTGTGGGAACTATATCGAAGAGGAAGGAATTTGTGCAAAAGAATTAGCAACATGAAATAATATATCTTTTAAAATATAAATCTAATGAGATGTAAGAAATGCGGTGAAGAGAATGCGGAGCTGAAAAGATGCTGTAGCAGTTGTGGCGCCTTCCTCGAAGGCTATACATTAAATAACGTCACAGGAGAATTTGGATATCGAGGCGGTGATGGCGGTTGGTATAAAAACAAAGCAGAATATATGAAAACTAAAAATATGAAAGTATATATAGCAGGAAAGATCGGCGAGGAGGTGATCAGCGATGCCACCCGCCGGAAGTTCGCCCGGGCCGAGGAGATTCTCAGGGCTAAGGGATACGACGTGTTCAACCCCTGCGACGAGAAGTGGCAGGCGACGCTGCGCAGGGAATACGAGGAGCTGTGGCCCTGCAGTTTTCTGCTGCAGGGCAAGTTCCCGACGTTTTACGACTATGTGCTGCTGAGGGACCTGACGGTGCTGGCAACGAAGGATGCCGTCTATTTCCTCGAAGACTGGGATAGGTCACCAGGTGCTAATTCTGAGCATTCCTTTGCCATGGTCACAGGCAAAAAGATGCTTTGGCAGCGACTTGAGGATGCCAAGGTGTTCCGTAATGATAACGAAACTACTGAAGACGTTTGGCTACCTATAGAATGAACTTAAATCATTATAATGAATGTATATGGAAATAAAAGGAATGAAAGTAAGAGTGTCTGAGGGCTACAGTATTATCGTGCTGCCTTTCACACCTAAAGAAGAAGATGAGCTCTGGGAAGCTCAGATGCGATTCGACAATGATGATCATTACGCAGAAAACTTCGTGAACTTCAGCGATGAGACCCAGCTGGATCATTTGATCAATGCTCTTCTGTGGGCCAGACGGACTCATCTTCTCCTGGAGCCCGTCAGGAAGGACATGAAAGCCGAGATAGGGCTCAAGAGACTTATAGTAGATGAAGACAGCTTCGGACAGTTCACCATTACTGGGCTGACGTACAATGAATTGATGATCATTCAGAATTCCTTACTCGCCTCAGGGCTCAAGGATAATGGCTTGTTGTATTCACTCGTTACTCAAATCAATGACATCGTAATTGCAAAGATTCAATTAAATAATGATAAATAGTTGCTCATGAAAAAGAAAAAATTATTCTTCCGAATCAAAAAGAAGGCGAAGAACCGCTTTCTGGTTGAAGAACGTCACACGTTCATGTTCTTCTGGCGCTTCTATGTCAAGGGCTCCATCAAGCTGAAGATCCCCAAGTATTTCGCATCAAGGAAAGCGGCAGAGGATTATATATCAAAGAAGGCTCGAGAGAAAGGATACGAGGCATTTATAGTGTCACTGCAATGAAGATCAATCCGAAAGGTTGGTACATCATCACCGGCATCAACAAACTGACAAGGCAGCGAGAGGACATCTCTCACCCGCTGCCTGGTCACAGAGTCGAGTCGATCATGGCTGATAAGGTTAGAAAGCGCCATAAAGACAGGGCTTTCATCTACCTTAAGGTCAAGCCTTTCCCTTATAGGGAGCAGGCTCTCACCTTTCGAGAGAAGGAGTAGGCATGGTCGCGCCGGTGTTGTTTGTACCTACCGCAAATCGGATTATCTTTGCACCGCAAATGTAACATTTGCAACTTCGTATCAATGACTAAGGAATAATAAGATGGTAACAAAAGAACAGATCTATGAAGCTACAAACGGTGGCTTGGACATCATCTGCAACCTGTTTAAGGGCTGCAGAGACATGGTGGCCACTGCTACCGCTAACGGCGAGGATTACAAGAAGGCCTTCAAGGTCAGGTCTAACGACAAGACTGCATCCGCTCACGTCAAGTTAATCAATACCAATGGCGGTACCGACTACTATGTCTTGACAGACTTCGGTGATGACGGTGTTCCCAGAAACCCCATCGACCTCGTAATGAGGGAGAAGCATCTGGGATTCAAGGAGGCACTGGTGTGGTGCGTGTCTGAGCTCAACCTGCAGATTGACAACATCAGCCCTGACATCAACAAACCTCGCTATGACAAGATGCTGCCTGCGTCTCCTGATATGAAGGAGGGCAAATGGTACTATGAACTGAACGAGTCATTCACTGAAGAGGAACTCAAGGTGATGGGGCCTCTGGTGGAACAGGATCATGTCGACGCCCTTCACTGGCACTCCGTCAAATGGGTGGGCATGTGCAAAGACAGAAAGATTACGAAGAAATACTCCACACCCACTTATCCTATTTTCATGCGCGAATGCTTCTTCAAGCGGAATAATGAGATTCACAGCTGCTTCAAGAAGTATGAGCCGAAAAACCCAGACAAGGCCTTCAGGTTCATGTATATCGGCGACAAACCGAGGGATTTCATCAACGGCATGTGGGAGCTGGAAGAGAGATACAGGGCGTGGAACCAGCAGCTGCAGGCAGAGTTCGATGAGAACCCGGCAAACGAAGGAAAGGCATTCAAGGAAAAAAAGATCGACTGTGCAATCATCTGCTCCGGAGAGCGTGACAGCCTGTGCGCACGAAGCCTCGGATATCAGCCTATCTGGCTCAACAGCGAGACGGCTGATCTGACTGAACAGCAGTACAGACAGATAATGAGGTTTGTCACAACCCTCTACAACATTCCTGATAAGGATGAGACGGGTATCAGACGTGGCCGTAGGCTGGCTCTGCAGTTCCCGGAGATCCGTACTTGCTGGCTGCCGAAGAGGTTCGAGCAGTTCCGTGACGACCGCGGCCGCAACCGTAAGGACTTCAAAGACTGGCTCGAGCTGCAGGATGCCCCTCAACAGTCAATGAACATCCTGATGAGCCAGGCTCTGCCGGCTAAATTCTGGGATATGTCCATATCAAAGAAAGGTGAAGAGGCATTCTCAATCAACTCTGCATGCCTTCAGTACTTCCTGAAGATGCAAGGCTTCTGCAAACTGAAGGATCGTGATGCCAACCGCGTCGACTTCGTACGGCTGCAGGGTAACGTGGTGGAGAGGGTGAACACTCAGGACATCGCCGAGTTCCTCATCAACTGGGCTCGTGGCGAAGAGAAGAAGTTCCCGGGAGAGGATAAGCCGTCCGATACTCAGCCCATAGCCGTCCAGAACCTTATCATCGACTCTCCGCGCACCTCTCCCGCAGCCCTCGACAAGCTGGCCAGCGTAGAGCTTGACTTCACATCGTTCACCGCATCGTCGCAGCTGTTCTTCTTCAAGAATCACACGGTAAAGGTCACAGCGAGCGGGATGGAGGTGATGGATCCTGAAGAGGCTTCACAGATGGGCAGGTATGTATGGCGCGAACTGGTCATACCTCACCGATTCAAAGAGCTGCCTGACATGTTCACGGTGGAACAGCAGACGGATGAAGACGGGCAGCAGGTGTTCCTGCTGGATATCCCCGATGAGGTGCCTGCCAGCAAGGTGTTCTGCTACCTCATCAACTCTAGCCGCCTGTACTGGCAGGAGGAGCTCGAGACAAGCCTCGAAGATTTGTCAGAAGAGGAGCGGGCGGAATACCTGTCTCATCATC